AAAGGAAGGTCAATAGAAAGGATGGGAAAATCAACATGGACAAGGAAAAAGAACTGAAAGTAGAAAGAAAGTATATTCTGTTAGGCATTTTTGCAATGGGTTTTCATTTTGCCCAAAGAAATCCAGAAACAGGGAAAATCCTTTTTTATGAAAATCCGCCGGAAATCAATGATACAGGCGTGAAGTGGTCTGAAGAAGGAAAGGATTTTTACGGAAAAGCAGACTATATTTTCCAAGAAACAGACTTTGACAAATTCAATATTTGTTTGTTGGATGTGTGGGTAATGCTCGATGCTTTTTACAAATAAAGAAAACGAGGGTGGTTATTCTGTGATGAAAAAATTCAATGAAAACTTCACCAGAGCCGATGCGGAGGCTATGGGGCTTATGGTTGGAAGCAAGATACAGTACATCAAGCCAATGGAAAACAACCAGAACAGAAAAATCATTAAAACTGGGACAGTGTACCAGCTCTGGAAAAGTCATTTTATCGTCATTTGGGACAAGGGTGGATGGAAAGAAACTTTTCCTTATGAGCTTATTGAAAGTGGAAAAATCAAAATCAAGGGGTGATCCGATGAATTTTGGAATAGTGTTGATGTGTTTATTGATTATGGTGCTTGCATTGATGTGCATCTTTCTTTTGAGCGAAAGAGAGCGTTACAGACGGCACTTGGAACAAAACAGAGGCATGATCCGAAAATACAGAGGATGACCGGCAGCCGCGGGAAATCCCCGCGGCTTTTTTTGAAGGAGGGAAAACAGATGACAGCACTGGCATTTCCAAAAACAAAGAAATACGGAAAGATAGACACAAGCGGTCTGGCATTTCCGAAAACGAAGCAGAAAAAAGAGCGGCAGAACCATGGGAAAAGCATTTTGCAGCAGGAAAAAGAATGCTACATCACAGGTTATATGGGAGAAAACTTACATAAGCACCATATTTTCTTTGGCAGTGGGCAAAGGGATATATCTGAAAGAATGGGTTTTTGGGTATATCTGCGGCATGATTGGCACGAGGCAGAATATGGGGTACATGGTCGTGACGGTCACGAGTTGGATTTACGGCTGAAAAGAGAATGCCAGAGAGAATATGAAACAACCCACAGCAGAGAAGAATTTATGGCATTGATCGGGAGGAACTACCTTGACTAGAGCAGAGGTCAGCTGTAAGGGATGCAAAGAGCGGTATGAAAAATGCCATGAAAAGTGTCCCAGATACCGGAAGTGGAAAGAGTTATGGGAAAAAGAAAAAGAATGGAACCGGCAGAAAAATGCTGCTTTATTTGATGGATACAGCAGTCGTCGGAAGGCTATTAAGAGTGCAGTGAAAATAAAATAAGCCGTCCTTTTGGCGGGCGAAAAGCCCGGAATCACTCCTTCGGGCGGGAAAGGTTAAGCAGGGGGCTCCTTTCCCGTCCGCCAAAGGGACGGCTTTCGGCACTGTGACGGGCAGAAAAAATGCCCGAAGGCTTCTTTCATATTCATACAAACAAGGGCAGGCGGAGGGATGCCGCCTGTCCGTCAGAGTGCCGAAGGGAGGTAATACATGATGGAAAGAAAACAGATCACGGCATTTTTAAGTGAACAGCTTATCCAGGACAGGTTTACAGGTAATAGTAAATACTGGGCAAGGGAAGTTAGCCTGGACTGGGGAACGAAGGACGTTAGGAGGGTTGATTTTATGGAGTTTTGCCCGACTGGCGTTCTTAGCGTTTCTGAAATTGAAAAAGGGATTTTTGTTTCCTACGAGGTGAAAAGCTGCATGGCAGATTACAAGAGCGGATTCGGTCAGAATTTTGTGACAGAGAAAAACTATCTGGTCATGCCTGCAGAAGTTTACAAAAAAATCTTGCAAGAGCGTCCAAGTGGTATTGGGGTGATTTGCCCTATCCCGTTGGGAAAAGGTCTTACGGATGAATTTGAGAATCCAACGCCATTTGATGCGGAAGGTGTGCAGTGGAAGATGCGTGTTGTTGTACCTTGCTTGCAAGGCACACGGAAGCGGTCTATGGTGGAGCTGCTGTTTTGTATGCTGCGGGCTGGGAAGTGAAAGGAGAATGGAAATGTTGGAAATGAATGTCATTGCAATAGGTGTCGCTTGGTTTTCTATTTTTACGACTAAAAATCGTTATTTGAAGTACTTTATGTTTTTTTTAATGGGATGCAATTTTGCAGCAGTTATCGCAAGATTGTGTGGAAGAATTTAAGAGCATTTTCGTGAGATTAGGAAATAGAAGGAGCTAGAAAGATGGGTATTCAAAGAATAAGAACATGTGACAGATGTGGAAAAGAATTTGATTATAGAGGAATAACAGCAGGATACTTTGTAAATGGCGTGAGAAAGTCAAATATACTCCATTTTCGGGTTTTATTTGATGGCAACCCTGACGGGTATTCATACAGCGAATACAGGGTTGAACTGTGTGCTGATTGCACAAGCAAGCTATTGGACTTTTTGTTTAACAAGGAAGGATAAAAATGAAACATTATGTAGTGAAATTTGAAGTGGCTATGATTGTAGTGGCGGATGATCCTTCGATTGCTGTATATGATGCAAAATCAAAACTTGCTGACATTGAAGGTATCGAAGCGTCAGAAGATACGGACGTATTTGCTTTGGAAGAACTGCTGGGCTTGGCTCAACAGAATTTTACTGAGCTTAGGAAAATAGAAAGGGAGGAATGAGGATGGAAGCAAACATCTATGAAACAAGAATATCAGTCCACAAAGCAGATTCTGATATGTCAGAAGCGTTTGAAACCCAAAAAAATGCCCTTTTTAAGGAAACGCTGCGTTTTTTAGGGAGTATTGGATTCTTTGTAGGAGAGGATAAAGATTACAAAGGACACTATGAAATTCTCATGCCGTACCATAAATACGGAAGATATGCGGATTTAGAATTTAAGGCATCCATTTACGGTGTAGGTTTTGAAATTGTATTTTTTCAGAATGTATATTATGAAAACCCGAATGGAGGTTATAGCGATTTCGACAAATTGAAAAAAATGCCATATCTTATCCGCCTCCAATTTGAATTAACAATACAGAAATTGACAGCGTTTTTTGAAAACATGGATATACAGGTAAGCCGGGAAAAAGAGTATAAAGGCGCTGAATATATTGCACACAAATACATTGAAAGTTGGCATAAGCCACAAAAAAAGATGTTTGATTTGTCTGAAATTGATGGAGAAACAGCAGAATATAGTTGTCAATCATTAGATCGTGACCATAAGGTGATAAAAAATGGTGATTTGAAATATTATCGAGATGATTGTACTGGTTATCTTCATCGAGGAAAGGCTTATCACAACATCAATAATATGTGGTGGATATTACAACCATGTGGGACTGTAAGAAATGTTGCTGCTTTTGAGCTTTTTGATTTGCAGGAAGGGGATACCTTGGGCAGAGTCGCACCAGACAGAACGCCCGATGCGTATAAGTTGAGAAAAGAGCAACTTGGTCTTTGTAGCACGAAAGAACTTGTTAGAGAGTTAAAAAGAAGGGGTTGGCGTGGATAAGGTAAAGCGTGCTTTGCTGGGCGACCGGAAGGCACAGGCGGAGCTGACCAAGAAAGGACGCAAGCTGCCCTGCCATGTGTGCGGGAAAAGGGCAGAAATCATGTTTCGGGATGGGTTATTCGTGATTATATGCTCTGACGAATATTGCAACTGTCTTACTGTGGCGGAGCCGGACAGGATGACGGCAATCAGAAAATGGAACGAGCGACCGGAGATACTGACACCGGAGGAAATAAGGAAATTGGGGTGAAAGTATGGATGTAATCAAACGCGCACTTCTTGGCGACAAGGAGGCGCAGAATGAAATGACGGAAAATGGGGAACTTCTGCCGTGTCAATGTGGAGGAAAGGCGAAAGTCATTACAAGAATAGATGAAGAAGGGCATCCATTCAAGGTAGTGTTATGCTTAAAATGCAGGATAGAGCTGCAGGGCCTTGGAGATACGGAGGAGAAAGAAAAAGAACTGATTACAGACTGGAACACACGCGCCAAGCTGTTGACACCAGAAGAAATGGAGAGATTTGCAATGTTAAGAATGACCAGCAAAAAGCCCTGGAAGGAAGTCGAGGGTAATCTGAGAGAAGAAATGGGTTACAGCCATATCTGGCAAAGACTGGCTATGCTCGAAGATGTTCTGGGCGATGAATACAACATTTTTGAGCTGAAAGGCATGATCAAAAGAGAAAAAGAGGCATCTGGCATGAAAGGGCATAGAAGAAAAGGGCGCTTGACCAAAATGATTGATGTCAATGGGACACAAAGCGTGATTGGGTATGTTTTTGGAGGAAATAAAGTAGCAACGGCGGAAAAACTTGGAAAGGTGGACATTTGTGACCTTTTGTTCCGGCTTTCGGAGATTGAGGACATTATATCTGACGAAAATGGTATGTATGATCTGGAAAAGCTGGAAAGAATGGTGCATCAGGACAAGGGAAACTGTGTTCTGGAAGCACTTGAAAAGAAGGTAAGGGAGCAGGAAAAAGAGATAGAAGATTTGGAGAAAAAAGCGAAGTTTTGAGAAGTTGCGTTTTTGCTTTTATAGAAAAGGGGTGGTTTTATGGGCATTGATATTAAGAGAGTTTGCGACCGATGTGGGAAAGAAATTCCAGAAGGTGGAGAGTTTACGCAAGTCACAGGAGATGTATATCAGCATAGCGTAAAAGCGCTTATGCAAAAAAGATTGCTGCAGTTTGCTGAAAAAGGTACACAGGTTGATTTGTGTTCATCCTGTACAGAAAAACTGCATGATTTTATTCATGGAAAGGAGAAAGAAAAATGTTCTGGAAAAAGCTGAAACAGCGGTTTTGCAAGCATGAATGGGTTGAAATCAATATCGTTGTCGTTAATAGAGGTCTGGTAGAAAAAACTGTCTGGTGCCAGAAATGCGGGAAGATTCGCAAGTAAGGGGTGGATGTTATGAGAAATAATTATACAAAATCAAAAAAAGAAATGGAGACGTTTGTTTCCCTGTGCGACACTGTGTTACAGTCTGGTTTGCTGGACGGGGAAAAGAAGTATCTAGTCGAAGCTGTTATGTTTTTTGCAAAAGAAGCACTGAAACACATAAAAAATGGGGAAAGCGCGGAAAAGCATGATAGACCAAAAGAAGAAATCGACAACATTTATAAAAAGTGCGGATATTGTATGTTGGCTGCGACTGCACTCTATAAGAGTTTGTGATGGGGTGATATATATGGATGCCGTACAAAAGGCAGAGAACTTGACCAAAACCAATACATATACCGAAGTGACACCAAAGCTGAGAGCAGCAATACTGGGAAGATATGCCGAAGGTACTCCATGGGCGGCGAGAGATGAAGATGATGACAGAGTATATTTTTTCCCACAGAAACCTTCATTGTGCCAAACAGGATTTTGTCAAAGTTTTTTTGAAAAAATGATGGGATCATCAAATTCACCTATCTATGACTTTGTAACTTTTGAAAATTCGCCCATATATCTTTTGGATTTGATAATTTCAGAATCTGAATGAAGGAGGGAAAATCATTGAATTTCAAGGAAGAATACAGCGAGAAATTTGACGAGCTGCGGAAAAACAGGGTAAAAACCATTTTTTACAAATACGGCTCTGCAAAAGAAAATTTTGGAAAGGGTTATGTGGATGCCTTGGGAAGTTTGGAAAAATGCCTTGCAAAATACCGAGAAACAGGAAATACAGAGTATCTTTTGGATGCGGGGAATTATGCCATGTTTGAATATATGTATCCCCAACAAGAAAAAGCCCACTTCCGGGCGACGGATAGTAGCGAGAGCGCAGGTATCGTTGGTTTGAGTGTTGGAGAGGCTAGGAGGTTTGAGGAATGAACAAAGTTATTTTAATGGGGCGGCTGACAAAGGACCCGGAAATCAGATATACAGGCACAGGAGAGCCTATCGCGATCGCCAGATATACCATTGCGGTCAACCGACCATATAAGAAAGACGGGCAGACGCAGGTGGATTTTATCAATATTGTAAGTTACCGGAAGGCTGCGGAGTTTATTGAAAAATATTTCAAAAAAGGTCAGATGATTGCCGTTGTCGGGCGGCTGCAGGTACGGAGCTGGGATGATTCCGAAGGCAAGCGCCACTGGTCAACGGAAGTCATCACGGACGAGATTCATTTTGCAGGCGGTAAAAATGAGAATGGGTCAGCGACACCGGCGGCACCATCAGCACCGCAGACAGCACCGGCGGCACCACAGTCTGTGGTATATCCGACCGCGGCTAGTGGATTCTATCCCGTTGATGAAAGCATCGAAGATGACGATTTACCGTTCTAGGAGGTGTGAAAAATGCGTAGTTTGATTTTAGCCTTGGGAGAAATGGCGAAGCTGGAACAGGAGCGGGCGGCGGAGGTACATCCGCCCTTTGCTTCCGCTCATGAAGGCTATGCACATATCCAGGAGGAAAAAGAAGAAGCAAAAGCCGAACTGGACTACATAGAAGTGCAAACGGGCATTTTATGGGGAGAAATCAAAAGAAAAGGCATCGGGCTGGAAGCAGTTGACCGGATAGAGGATGCAGCACTGCGGGGCGCTGCGGAGCTGGTGCAGCTGGCGGGGGTCTGCCGGAAGTACAAAGAGAGTGCGGTAGGGTTTCCAAAGCCGGAACGGCCAAGGGAAATAGACGAAAGTATTATAAAAAGATTGATTAGAACGGGTCAGATTTGATGATAAAGAAAGGGGAAAATCAACATGGACTTAAAATCATATCAGGCTGAATGGGGTGTGAGCTAATGGAAGGATTGAACACTTTTTTTTACTATGCCTCTGCCATTGGTATTGCTGGTACTGTTTGTTTTTTAGTTTGCCTATCTATATCTTTTAAAGAAATCCATTGAAAGGAACAGAGAGGCAAACCAAAAGATCTCATACTATGTAGTGGAAAATATAAGGTTACAGGCTGAAAATATAAGATTGAGGACATTCAGCAAACAGCCGCATATAAAAACAGTATATTCCGGAGGAAACAAGGAAGTGTTTTTCTGTGGACTGGAAGGACAGGCACGGAAGGACAGATATAAACAGCTTGTGAAGCTGCTGCATCCAGACAACGGCGGGGACAAGCAGTTATTTCAAAAAATGCTGGAAGAATACGGAAGGTAGTGAGCATTTTGGAAAACAACATCAGGAAATGGAGGAAAAAGCGTAACATTACCCTGGAAAAAATGGGAAAGATACTGGGAATTTGCGGTGATACTGTAAGATACATGGAGCTTTTCACCAAAAAGAAACCGCAACAGTACAGACTGGAAAAGATGGCGGAAGTTCTGCGGGTTTCCGTGGATGATCTTTGGAAGGAGTGACAAAATATGATGGAAGTTTTTACAAAAGTTGAAAGAGGATACTGGCAGGACGAGTTTATTCTCGAATTGACACCGGAACAGAAGTTTTTCTATCTGTATTTGATGACAAATAACAAGGTGAATACGTTGGGGGCTTATGTTTTTCCGTTGACCATGTCAACGGTAGAGTTGGGTTACAACAAAGAAACCGTATTGAAGCTGTTAGACCATTTTGCTCAGGTTGGCAAAATCATCTGGGACGAAACCACGAAAGAAGTATTCCTTCTAAACTGGCCAAAGAGAAACTGGAACAGAAAAACAGCGACGCTGCGGGCATTGAAAAAGGATTTTGACGCACTGAAAAGCCCAATGTTACGGGAAAAAATCTCTGCTCTGCTTTCTGCGTTTTCTGACGGAGAAGCTATTGACGATACAGAGGAACAAAAAGGAACAAATGGGAACAATGAGAAACAAAAAGAAACAAACGGGAACAACGGGGACATTTTGGCTGGGAGAATAGAGAATAGAGAAAAGAGAATAGAGAATAGAGAAAAAGAAAAAGAGGACGGGGGAACAGGTTTCGACGCTGACGAGGCCTTTGAAAATTTCTACAAGGAATACCCAAACAAGAAAAACGTGAAAACCGCCCGTACCCGTTGGGAGAAAATGAAGGTGACGCCAGAATTATTCGCGGCAATCATGGCCGGGCTGGAAAGAGCCAAAAACAGCCAGGAATGGACAAAGGACGACAGCAGATATATTCCATACCCTGCCACATGGCTTAACGCGGAAGGCTGGGCGAATGACTATAAACCATTGCGACAGGCAGCCGCACCAAAGGCACCTGCCGGAAATATGCCTGATCCACTGGCGGAACGTCGGCGGATGATGGGAGGCGGCGCGGTATGATTTATTCAGCGGCAACAGAACGGGCGCTCTTATGCTGTATGCTCATGGACGTGGAAACGGCCAGAAATGCGGCTGGTATGCTACTTGAGGATGATTTTTATTTATCCCAAAACAGGGACGTTTTCCGTGCCATTGCGGCACTGGTAGAAAAAAACATGGTTCCTGATTTGCCTATGATTTCGGCGGAGCTGAACCGGCAAGGGACGGCGGAAAGAGTGGGCATGGATACCCTGTCACAGATCGCCACGGCAGAGGGTACTACTATCAACGCAAATAAATACATAGCAGACTTACAGGAAATGGGCTGGATGCGGCGCTGCGGTGCCAAAGGACAGGCGCTCACGGAGGCGGCGAACAAGGGAAACGCGGAAGCTATATACAGTCTTTTGGACGAGCTGAAAGGCGATAACGTCAAAGGGGATGTACCCCAAAACGCGGCGGAAATCATGGCCGGATATGTGCGGGAGTTAGACGAAAACAGGAAGAACGGAAACAAGCTGAACGGGCTTTCCAGTGGGTTTGTTGACGTTGACATGTATCTTGGTGGGTTGTGCAAGGGGGATTTGCTGATCCTTGCCGCCCGTCCATCCATGGGGAAAACAGCTCTTGCAGGGGATTTTCTGCGGAACGTGGCAAGGAAGCTGCCGGAAAATGCGGTATGTGTGTTTTTCTCGTTGGAAATGGACAGAAAACGCATTGTTTCCCGTCTGTACTGCGGTGACACGGGGGCAAACAACGTGGTTTTTTCTATCCACGGCGGCAACAACGCGGAATGGGCTGATTTTCTGGAAAACCTGTCCAAAGAGGGCAGCAGATTTGAGCAAATGGCGGAAAAAATCATCATAGACGACCGACCGGGGCTGGCGGTTATGGAAATGCGGAAGGTACTGCATGGGCTGAAAAGCCGGGGAAAGGAAATTGCCCTTGTGGTCATTGACTATATCCAGCTGATTACAGCCACAGGAGAGAGCCGGACGCAGGAATTAAGTAAGGTTTCATCCGGACTAAAAAACATTGCCAGAGAATTTGAGTGTCCTGTTTTGGCACTGTCCCAGTTGTCCCGTGCCTGCGAAAGCCGGGCAGACCACAGACCGATGCTGTCAGACCTGCGGGAATCCGGTGCCATTGAGCAAGACGCCGATGTGGTTATGTTTTTATACCGGGATGAATACTATTTCCCTGATACAGAACGGAAAAATCAGGCGGAGCTGATACTTGCCAAAAACCGAAACGGCCCGACGGGTACTGTGGATTTGATTTGGCGGAAAGAATGTACCAGCTTTCGCAGTTTTTCAAAGTGGAGTGAAACGAAAGAGAAAGGACCGTGGGAATGATGCTGCAGGAATTGGCGGAAAAAATGAAACAGGAAGAACAGCCTGAGCCTATCGCCGAACTGCGGCGGATGCGGGCTTTTGTGAAGGCTCACCCTCACGATGAAATGAACCAGCGTTATGCCGAGGCGGCGGAGGCAGAAAAGAACATCCGTACAGCTGCAGATCGGTATGAGTGGCTGAAAAACATGGCAGCCATTAACCGAGATGCAACACTTTTAAATCTATACCGCAACTGTTTACGACTGGCAGAGCAGGAAGAACGCAAAGAGGCCGGCGGCGGTGCTGCCTTTTACGAAAAATACAGGGGTGGCATTGAGCGGATCGAGCGAGAGACCAGAGAAAAATGTGAAAAGCTGTATGGTTATCAGCTGACGCTGGATGCCATGGGCGTTTAGGAGGTGTTTGAGATTGGACAGAAAAGAAATGGAACAGACGGTGCGGCGTGCCTTGGGTCATGCCGCTAAGATGATTGAGGAACAGGAACGGCTGCGGATGCTGCGGGATCAGTTGGAAAATATCAAGGTGGGCGGCGGCATGGGAGAGGGCCACGGAGGCGGCGGAGTATCCGACAAGGTGGCGGGAGAGGCTGCGAGGCGCGGAGAAAACAGACATGAAATGGCCATGTGTG